CACCACCTGTGTCTCATCACCTTAACTAGCAATATGCCAGTAAGTTTATTCAGTCACTCCCGTGTCGAGTTCGTCAACCCAACAAATATATTATAGCATAAAAAAAGGAGGGGTCAACCCCCTCCGATCCATCTCGAACTAGTTCTATTTAGATCCAGTCTTTTCTAGCATGATGTTCTGGTACTACTTTTCCAAGTGTGACAGTTAGTAATCCGTCCTCAAATTTTACTTCTCTGACTACGGTTTCGTCAGCAATAGTCCATGATCTATCAAAGGATCTTTGTGCGAGTCCTCTGTGAGTATAGTTTTCTTCCTCTTTCGTTTCCTTCTTACCTTCTACAATAAGTTTACCATACTCTGTATAAACTTTAACCTCATCTTTTTTAAATCCTGCTAGAGCAATTTCTAGTCTGGACTCTGTGTTGCTTACGCTAATAAGATTGTATGGTGGGTAGTTGGAATTAGTTTGTTCAAAGAAACGATCAAAATAATTGTCGAGTCCTATGCTATTCTTTGTGATCTTATCCATAAGATCAGGTAAGCTTTCAGCATGAAATCTTTGAATGTTAGTCATAATAGTCTCCTTTAGAAGCGAGTGTGTAATTGAATCCCTTACGGCAATTCAATTTTATTTATTTCTATTATAGTATCTTTCCAGTCATTAACACAGTGGGAATAACCGCCCTGATCTTGTACTGCTTTTGCTAAAGCATAGTCATTTTGACCTTCTTCCATCATATCACCAAAGAAATGCAACTCAGAATCATCAACAAAATCTCTTAGTATTTGACTCTTATTACTTCCTGATGGTCCTAAATCTAAACCAGTCTGACCACCTATATTAACTTCTAAATCAGGAAATTTTAATTTAAGTCTTCTTGCAATTTCTTCTCTTTCATGTGTTGCTTTATCCCATTTAGAATACTCTTCCCTCTCTACAAAACACACATTGTTTCTACCTAGGATACTGAAGTTAACTCCACCAGGTCTAGTTTCAATATGCAATCCATTACGAACAGGAAACTTACTGAATAACAATTCATTCTCAAGGTGACGCTCCACCTCTATAGGGAGTTCCCAATCATTTCTATACACATTCTTATCACCCTCATATACATCGGAACCAGAGCAGTTATAAACTCTAGTACAAAGGTTATATATGTACGGTGTAATCTGTTCTAGGGTCTTCTCTCGGTCACTACCAGTGACAAGATAAACATCATGGTCTCCAATAAACTCACCAAAAAAATCTAAGAACTCAAGTTCAATAGGTTTTCTCGCAGGTGTCAAAGTCCCATCAACATCAAAAATAAATTTTTTCAGGATTCCTCCTCCGTCTTTTTGCGTCCTATATTATACTTGGTTTCAAGGATCCAGTCACCTTTATCTTTAAAGCTTAGTACTTTGATTTGATTTAAAGGTGCAATATCAGCAATATTATCTACATTAAGTATCCTAATGAGTCCCCAATCAGCAAGCAACTGAGTGATACGATTCCTACGCTGAACATCGTTAACAGTAAGGTTAGCTCTTTTTCCATCTAGTGCAAACAGTTCTTTAAAATGAACTATAAAATATCTTCCTTGCTTATGTAGTATATGACAAGATTGATATAATTTCTTTTCTTTACGGGAAGCAACACCTATTCTTGTTAAAGTCTCACGGACTTTTAAAAAATCATCTGGTTCACCTAATGATACTTCAACCATATTGTCAGCCGACCAGTTCACAGTCGGTTCAGTCACTACACTCATCGTTTTAATTCATTGTCGTAAAGTTATTTAGTAAATAATTCTTGCAAAAGGACACTTGGACTTACCTTTTTTAAACAACCTATCTTTCCATGTACCATTATCCATAGATTCCTCTCTTTTAGACTCATATATCTCTTGTATTTCATTAATCAAATTTGAATCCTCTATCTTATTCAGAATAATTTCATCATTTAAATCGGGAGAATGAAAAGTTAATCTAAAAATAGGATCTCCTTTTTTTAAAACTACTGGTTTGGTTTTATCTACAACAACAAAAGAAAAACTTGCTTTTGCTGGCCAAGTAGATATCTGTACCCATCCAGGAACAGTAATTAAATTGTTTACTAAAGATGTCATAGGATGATCTCCAACATCTAACCACACATCAGAATCATGTGTCCAAAATAAAAAATGAGGAAGCTTCATATGAAATACTGGACTAGGAGCATTTAAATGTTTATCATCCCAGAACAACATTTCAGAATCTGGATTATCACTTGTAAATGAATAATTAATAGGAGATGTCACAATAAAAGTTCTATTACTTTTATGTCCCCAACAAGGACATTTACTAAAAGGATATCCATCCGAATTAATAAAGTCTGATTCTCTAATGATATTATGATCAGGAGAGTCCTGACTTAAATAATTTATTTCCATCAATATATAATTTTAGTAACACCTGAATAGTATTTTTTCATTTCATATTTTCTATGAAGATAATCTATATTAATCTTCTTATTGTATAATTCTTCATAGACTCTAATAAAAGTTCCTAACATATGCCAATGTAAAGGTGGAATATATCCTGGTGATAAACAAACAAATATCTGATCAAATTTATATTTTCCAAAATCATAGTCTTCTTTAAAAGACCAACTAAATTTATCACCAAATAAATGATGACCATGCATTGTGTCAGTAAACTCTTCAGAAGTCAAATTCATAATCCAATGAAAAGATTTTAATCTACCTTGAGATTGTAAATAATATCCCCAATTACCTTCAACTACTCTTTCATCTTCATCAATAGTTTTTAACTCTTGCTCAGTCTCCATACGATTAGTTAAGATATCACTATGGTGATCAATATTAACTACTTCTATATCAGTATGTCCCTCTAATCCATATAGAATTGCATCATGATCATATCCAAAATGAACATCCTTACAATTTTTTAATGCTCTTAAAAAAGTTCTTAAACAAAAATCATAATTATCAATATCAATTTTCTGAGATATATTTTCAAATACCTCAGGCATTGTTGATTGATATTTCTTCCACTTAACTACTGGTTGATCATCTACTGGAACATCATACATTCCACTAGTATAAAATTCATTAATTGCTGGTCCAGATATGAAATCTAAATCTATACTAAGTATCTTCACATCCTCCCTCCAGTATCAAGTTTCTGTTTAATATATTTAATCTGTTCTTTCGTAAGAATTCTCATTGCCTGTTGTGCTTTCTCATTACTATAACCATAGTATTTTTTTACTGCATCTAAATCAGCAATCTTATCTTTCCTTAACCAAGGTGCAAATCTTTTTTTCTTGCGTAATGAATTTATATAAAAATCATATTGCATCTTATGATCCAAATGATGAGATTTATTCATCTCATTAACAAATAAAACAGCATCAAGTGATCCAGACAAACATTTGTTCACAACAAATGCTGGATACTTTAATGTAGGATCTTCATCTAGAAGATTCTCTTTATTAAAATTAATTGAATTCAACCAGTCTTTAAGTTCCATTATTTTTTAAAAGAGTATGCTATGTGTTCTTGATAAAAATGTTTAAAAATACTAATAGCTTTTGAATTGTACATAAAATAATATAAATCTAATTCTTCTTCTGTAAGATTTGGTAGTGGTAAATCAAATCTACTTTTAAATTCATTTAATATTAAAACTTTTGATACATAAGATCCAACATCTTGACTTCTTTGAAAAGATCTACCAGCAATCATATGTTCAAGAGTCCACATCCACATTATATCACACTCAATATTTTTTGAAACCTGTGAAGAATTTTGCAATACTAACATATCATTAGAAGCTTCTGATTCATAATGATCTAATAATAAAGTATTACACTTACCTTTGTAATCATATACATCCATATGGACAACTTCAACATCATCAAAAAACTTAGGATTAATATACTTGTGATAATCAATAACTTCTTTATTTTTTTCTATAACAGTAACCTTACTAACTTCTTTCTTATTCAATAACCAATTCTCTCTAACACCAAAACCCAATCCAGTACAAATACAATGACCTTTTGCCAAGTCATAATGAGAATATAACTCATATGCTTGATCATGATCTTTTGTTCTATACGACATCCACTCTTCACCATCAACAGACAACCTATAAGAACTTGTCCTAGTATCAAAGTTTACTGTGCAACCATCTTTGTTGTATAATTTTAAATTAGGTTGCGTATAATTTAATTGCTCAAGAAGTCGAAGCATAATTCAATAGCAAAAGTTCTTTACGGTCTTGTTGCTCACGCATATATTGACCAACAGATCTCATAGTATATGTGTGATCAAATTCAGCAGCATTCCAATTCGCAAAACGATCTCTAATTACTTGACTACTATTATAAGATATTAATTGGGGTGCTGTAAACTCATCACATGTTTTTGCAAAATCATCATGATCAAAATACTTATGCATATCACCCAGTTTTCCATATAATTTAGGTCCAATCTCGTAAGGTGGATCTAAGTATACAAATGTTTTAGGGTCATCAGTAACTAATTCTTTCCAGTCAAAGTTTGTGATATTCCAATTTTCGATAAGTTTTCCATAGTCGGCAAGTTTTTCAATTCCTCTAAAGGAGAAATTTGATTCTGAGGCTTGTGGTGAAAAAGATGAACTCTCGGTGAGACCACTAAAACTACACTTGTTGATAATATAAAAACTAACTGCCCTACTAAAATCATCTTTTGTTTCATCGTTAACATCCTCCTTAGATTGGATAAACAATTCTCTAGCAGTATCTCTATCAGGATAATTATTTTTAATACTCCACAACTTATCCTGCATCGCATCTCCATCATGCTGCAACTGTTGCCAGAATATTGCTAATGGTCTGTAGAGATCGTTTACCCAAATATCTAGGTGAGGATATAACTTACTAACATATAATGCTACGGAACCACCACCTAAAAATGGTTCCCTATACTTTGTATAGCTTTTTAAGTCTGGAAAATGTTGTGCTAGTTTAGTACAGGCACGAGATTTTCCACCAGGATAACGAAGAGGAGTTTTTAAAGATTTCATTTGAATTCACACTCAACCATAATTTCAGTTAACGCAGCCATAAGATTAATTTCCTGATCAGCAACGAACGCAATTTGGTATTGATACTTAGCAATGATAAGAACAGCAGCAGCAATACTAGGACCGTCCAAGGATGAATAAAGAGCATCGTAAAGACGACGAAGAAGGACAGCAGGATCATTATCCAAGTTAGCAACGACCCATTTCCTGACGGCAGGGAAGTCTTTTCTCTTGAGGGTTTTAACGAGATCATCAATTCTTACATCAGAAAATTGTGCAAGTATAGCACTATCTATTTTACCACTAACAGAATATCTTTGCAACTCATTCAGAACCCTTCTCCAATCTGGAAAGTGTTTATTAATCAATTGCAAAAGAACTTTCTTGTCAGCATCACATCCTTCTTTTTCTAAAATTGATATAACTCTTTCAAAGAAAGATACTTGTATCTCTGCCTTCTCTTTACCTTTAATAGAAAACTCAATTACAGAACATCTTGAATGCAATGGTTCTATAATTTTATTTTTATAATTACATGTAAAAATAAATCTGCAGTTCTTATGAAAAGCTTCTATATTACTTCTCAATAACAACTGAACATCATGTGTTGTATTATCTGCCTCGTCAATAATAATAACCTTATGATTAGATGAGGCAGTCAAGGACATAGTAGAAGCAAAGTTCTTTGCCTGTCCTCTTACTGTGTCAAGGAACCTACCTTCATCAGAACCATTAATCAGAATGTAATCACATCCCAACTGTTCGCAGAGTGCTTTAGCAACTGTTGTTTTACCAACACCTGCTGGTCCTGTTAGGAGAAGATTTGGAATCTCACCTTTCTTTAAAAATTGATTGAAAGTTTCTTTGATATCATCTGGAAGAATACATTCATCAATTGTTCTAGGTCGATACTTTTCTACCCAGAGGAAATCACGCTTCATAATTAATCACAGGTTCTGCTGGTGGATTCCAATGACGGATAACACCTGCAGTAATAAAACAGTTAGTAATAAGATAAGTTGTAAATATAATGCTACGGATAATGCATACTACATCATCATATCTTTTTGTTTTGTTATCATTGAAACTACCTAATGTGTACTTCCAAATCTTCCAAACCTTACTCATAAGTTGAATCTGGTTCCAATGCTATAAAGTAATCAAGATTATAATTGCTATTGGTAAACTTGGCAAGGTTCTTCTTTGAGATCTGAACATCATAAGATCCAGGAATCAACTTAATGTTCTCAATCTTAAAGTTAAACTCAAAGACCTGTTCAGTCTTACCAACCACGAGAGTATACTCATTGGAATTATCATTCTTACGATCAGAGACTACCAATGTAACCTCTTCACCATTACCAACTGCTGAAAGATCTGGCAACTGATATACAGAAGATGCCTTCAAAAGTTTACCAAGTTGGATACTATCCAATTGGAAGTTAACATCTGATGAAGGAAGTTTCATTTCCTTCTCAGGTGGAATGACTATACAATCAGGATCTGCAAAAGCAAACTTAACCTTAGTTGACTTACCCTCACGAATAATCATGTAAGTTTCATTCTTAAGATCCAAATCAGGATCCTTCATGAGGTTAACCCCATTAAGAAACTGAGGTAGATCATAAATCCCAAAGTCTCTCTCAAAATTCTCATCAACATCTGCTTCTGCAAGAATATTTTTCATAACAGAAATAGTGCGAAGTTTAGAACCTCTCTTAACCAAAATAGATTGGTTGATTGATGAGAAGTTCTCTAGTAAACTAATTGTTTTTTCAGAAAGTTTCATATCCATTAGTAATTTCCTGGTCTAATCCTTCAAAGTGGTATAATAATACAGCATAGTGTATTATCTTCTCAATGTCAAGCCTTATAGTACCTTTCTTATCATATCGTGATGCATACTTAAGAATGTTGCTACGGCAAAATGCAGATGCATCTCCTACTGCTTCAATAAGATCTAGAGTTTGTACTCTGTCATTGTAAGCATAATGAGAACTATATGTTCTGCCAATGTACTCTTTAGTTTTTTCTAAGATTTTATCCTCATTGTACTTATAATGTACAGGAGGTTTTTCTATCTCTGGTGCTGACACAATTGGACAATTGCTTGTATCAATTTTGATATTGTTTATACCCAATTGATCAACCCAACCACCTGAGTGTGTTCCGATTCCTGAATTCGATGTCATAGTAGGAAATACCTCATCTAATGTTCCGTTAATTGTATGGTAGAGCAAGCTCCAAGAGTTAGTCATAAGAACTTCTTACAACATCACTCTTGTTTGGATAAGCAGCGACCTCTGGATCGGGGTCTAACCACTTAACATACTCATGATCTTCTAAACAACAATCAAGTTGCTTAGAACTATCAAGATAATACATGTCATTGTATTGTCTAGTGACTTCGTTGAATTTTTGAATACGAAAGTCAGGTTCTCCATTAATTTCTAACAAACCTTTTTGTACAAATTTGTATGGAAACCTTTCTAAGATAACTTCTGTTTTAGGCATAGTCTTCGTAAGTTCTGAATTCATTGTAAGCAGATTTAAATTGATCTTGATCTTCTATAGATACAACTCTAGAAGGTTGAGTAGCAGTACCACGGAAAATCATAACTCCTACTGGTCCTTCTTCATCTTCCATTGCAAGATAATCAATTGTTGGTGATAAGTAAACGCCTTTCATAATGTTTGTTTTGTTGATACTACTATTATACAAAAAAATAGGGTGCTAAGAACACCCTAGTGGACACTTTGTAAACTGTCACTCACCTGCACTCACAGCTGCATATGAAAAACCTGCCTTCTTAACAAACTCTACTACTGTAGTAAATTTATCTAACATATCTGCCTTATGAGATATTACAAATACATTAGCATCTTTTACAACATACTTAATAATTTTAATAAATTCATCTGTTCCAAACCCATCTAAAGATGAATCAAATACTTCATCCATAATTAATAGATTTGTATTTGCTGAATTTTTAAACCTAGCAACTTCTCTCCATGTGAAAAGAAGTGCTAGATCAATACGCATTTTTTCTCCCTCTGAAAAGGATGAATAGGAGAACTTATCATGTATTGGATTCTGTATTGTCTCGCTAAATTCTTCATCCAGATGAAAGTTGATATAAAAATCCATCATCTGAAGATAACGATTAACTTGCTCGTTAATTAAAGGTAGATACTTTCTAATTATTTTACTTTTAACACCACCATCTTGAAGAAGTGATTGTGCAAAGTCATTATAATTTATCTCTTCTTTAATATCTGCAAGTTGATCGAATACACTACCAAGTTCTCCTTTGAACTTTTCTAACTCCTCATGCTCAGTATTTCTGTTTTGTAACTTGTCGGCAAGAGTTTGAATCTCTTGTTGTAGATCTCCTGTTTGTTGTTGTAGTCCAGAAATGCGAGTATTGTTTTGAGAAATGTCATAAGTTAAGGTTGAAATCTCCTTGGATAGTGAGTTAAAATGACGCTCTCGAATGTCTTCTTCTTTTATCGACTCCTCAAGCTTTTTGTAGCCGTCTCTGAGTTCCTTTGCTTTAGATTGAGCATCATCAATTCTATTTAACCGAAATGATTCTTCAATGTGCTGATCGCAGGTTGGGCATACCGTATTGTCTGTGAAAAACTTATGCTCTTTTGTAATTCTTGATACTTTATTGGATATCTTTTGTTTTAAAGAACCTAGTTTTACCAAGCGATTTGGAGCATCTGATACAGTTTCTAATTGTGTTTGAACTGACATCAAATTAGTATTTTTTCGTTCATTATTTTTTAACAATTCGTCAATATTTAAAGCAATTGTGTTAACTTTTTTTTCTTTATCTTTTATACCTTCCTTACCTCTTTTATCCAACTCTTCTATAAACTCTTCTTGCATCTTAACCTTATCATGAAGATTACTTTTTTTCAATTCTAGTGTTCTTACAATGTCTCTATTTTCTCTAAGTTTTTCTTTGACAAAATTATTCATTGCTGAAAAAACTTTTATATCAAGTAAGTCTTCTATAACTTCTCTACGATGAGGAGCACTCAACTGCATGAATGGTACGAAGTTACTACTTCCAAGTATTACAATCTGAGTAAATGATTTAAAATTTAATTTCAGAATCTGCTCCTCAAGAACCTTTTGATTGATTCTATCGTCAGCTTCTTTATTTCGCATCTCTCCATCAATCTCTATATCAAACATGTTTGGTTTGATACCTCTACGAACAAGATATTTTTTAGATCCAACGGAAAAATCAATCTCTACAATAGTTCCTTTCTCATTAGAGGTATTAACTAATTGAGATTTATTAATTTTTCTAAATGGTTTATTAAATAAAACAAAACACAATGCATCTAGTACTGTAGATTTACCAGCACCATTCGCTCCAACAATGAGTGTGGTTCCCGTAGCATCCAATTCCATTTCTGTCCAACGATCACCTGTAGACAGAAAGTTTTTCCATCTAATCTTTTTGAACAGAATCATCTTGTCTTGGTGGGATCACGAAATCTTTTGCAGTGATAATAGTATACTTATAATTATACACCTCACACGCCTTTAATGCAACCTCTTGGTCTACCTCTACAATATCCATCTCAACACCATCATTTTCTTCTATCTGCATCCTATATCGTTCAGCATCATCTTCCTGTTCAAATAAAAACAGTACTTTATCATTAGCAATATCTTTAACAGCATAAGCACCTTCTCTGCTATCTGCTTCAGTAAGTAACCACATTATTCAACCTCACATGCCTTTTCATATAAACTACCAACAAGTTTTTTAATCCTATCTTTATTTAAAGAAACATCAGATTCTTCTATAAACTTATTCAATAATGTAATAGTGTTCTCTTCATTTTCATCTACATCTTCACCATGAATGTATCCATGATTCCAATCAAGACTCTCAATAACTTTTAAGTCTTCTACACCTGCTTGATTAATTTTATCAATAAATTTTTCAAATTGTTTTGGTTTAGATTTATTTTCTACGATAACCTTTACTATTTTACCCTTTAATTCAGTAGCATTAAATGTTTGGTAAGGTGTATCATTATAATAGATCTTATAAAACATTCTATGTGGATTATCTATTTCCTCATGCTCAAGGGTATCACTATCCCAAATAGTAAATCCACGCTTGTCTTCACAGTCATTCCAAAACATTTCATAAGGATTGCCTAAGTAATAAACTCTGCCATCATTAGATCTTGTATGGTAATGTCCTGTATATACTTTTTCAAATTTATTAAAAATATCTTTATCTCCACTAGCACCGTGCTCTTGAGTAAAACCTTTATAGACTTGGTAACCATTTAATTCCAGATGACCAAAACATGTTGTAGCTTTACTTGATTTAATTTTTCTTTTTATCTTTGCTCTATTCTCATCATTCATCCATCCTATAAAAAGACATTTTGTGTCACCAATCGTATACTCCGCATAATCTCTAACGAGAACCATATTAGGATACTCTCGTAATAATAACTCAATTGAATTAACGGAGTTACTATTTTTGAAATAGGCAGTGTGATTACCCACAATAGTGTATACAGTAATCCCCATATCACGGAGGCGATCAAAGTAATTCTTTTTACACCATTCCAAAGACCATAGATCAATCGACCTACGATTATCGAAAGTATCCCCCATATCGATGAGGGTGGTGATGCCTTCCCTTTCCAATGTGGGGAAAAATATGTCTTCATAAAACTTTTGAAAATACTCATGGAAGATTCGACTACCCTTCCTCATACCAAAATGTTGGTCTGTAATTATTGCTACTCTCATTTTTTCTTTGGATAAAGTGAATCAATTTTCTTCTTACGAAGTTCCTCCTTCTTTCTTTTTGCTTCCACCTGTTCATCCCACCATACAACTGGAGCACGATTGAGTTTCAAAGCAGCAATCCATAATTTCTTTCTA